GTCCAATATATCCTTATATGTCTGATTCGCTAGTTCAAGGTGTTCATTGGTTTTTTTGGTGTCTGCTAGTGAGCCTAGATAGCTACCTGCAGCATTTCCTAGCGCCCCTAAAATACCGGCGCCAACCAAACCACCCAGACCAAACCCTATAACACCTGCAAGAGCTCCTAGTAACGCACCACCTATGTTTTCGAAGGTCATACCTCCGTCCTTGCCAGTCAAAATGTCCAAGCTGTCTTTGCCGACACCTGCCAAGCCCAAACCAGCCATGCCCATCGCACCAGCACCTTTAGCCATTTTCATAGCTCCGAATGTACCAAGCCCCGCTGTGTTTTTCATCGCCATTACCGTTGTCATTGCGGAAATAGTCCCTAAAAATGTTAAGGCTAGGGGAAGCATATGTGACAGTGGAGATAGTACCGCACCAATTCCCTGCATAAAATCAACCCCCTTGGCTTGCATTTGGAACATCGCAACCTCCATTTGTCTTGAGGCATCCATACCTTTCAGCAGTTCGGCTGCGTTTTTCATGTTCTGTACCTTCAAATCCTTTATAAGCTTGTTTTGCTTAGCAACATTAAAATCCTCTCGAGACATCATATATGCGTCCTCGAGTCTCTGAAAGTGTACGCCACCCTCAGCCCCTGCCTGCATTCGGTTAGCTTTTGCAATTATACGCTCAAATGCAGCTTCGAAGGCTTCGTCAGTCATATTCTTAGAAAACCTTTCACCAAACCTAGCCGCCTTCATAAAACCCTCTTCACCAGCTACAAAGCTGGAGACGAAGGCGGCGTTTGCAGCTGCCATGTCTGAGTTATCTTGCGACATCCTTGTAACGAGGCTCTGAACTCTCAAAGCCATCTCCGGACCTAGCTCAACTGTAGTTTTTACTAACGCCTTCTTCATGGATTGGATAGCAGATATTAAGGAGTCGAAACTTGAACTATTCGCTATGGAAGTCTCGACAATGCTGCGTGCCAAACCGGTGGCTGCCTCTGTGCTCAAACCTACCGTCTCAGCGTTAAATCGCGTAACCTGAACGGCGGCGCCCAAATTAAACCCAAGCGCTTTCATGGCAATAAAGGTCTCTTTATTCCCTTTACTCATGTCGCCCAAACCAGCATTAATCAACTCTCCTTGAGTCGCTAAGCCTTCCTGAAAAGTAGTGTACCCAGTGTTTACTGAGTCGATTAACTGCTTGGATGTGCCCTTACTGGCTACGGTAAATTGCGATAACTGCTTAACAATTTGAGTGTTATCCTTCGCAGCTTGAGCGAAAAATCCTTGCAGTGACGTGAGACCTTGGGAGAGTCCTAAAACAGCAGCAGAATTTTTCGCTAAGGCACCCACTATTTTGCCAGGAGTAAATTTAGCGCTCCCTGTGTCACCTTTCTCCTTCTGCGCGAATAGCTTCTCATTTGAAGCCGCGTTGCGGTTCAATGCTTCAGTGTGCGCGTCTTGTTTGGATTCTGCCATTGGGTTAGTTCTCTACCTTATGTAGGGCTGTTACCTTTCTTACGTTATATGTCCTGACACAGCAGTTAGGGTCTTGACCGCCTATACCTTGGATGTCATTGTAGGATACAGACCCAACAGGCAAATCACCAAACTGAAGGATAATTTTGTTAGCTGTCGCACCTCCAAGAGTGTTTAAATTAACACCTGTGAAGTAGGTATCCCCGTTCTTAGCTTTCCATCGTCCCGATATCATAATAATAAAGGGAGATGGGTCCGTAGCAGCCTTGGCTTTATACTTAAATCTGAACAAGCACCCTTCAGGTGCTGTTTTAGGTTGTTTTTTGGCTGTGTCCTGGAAAGGAAGCTTCCTAGGGGTGCCCAAAAACTTAGTATTTTTATTTTTTACCATTTTTTATGTCAGAATCGAAGCAGCTTCGACTATATTATATATATTAAATAAATTATGAGCGATGAATTAGTGTTGTCAGAGTTTCTAGAACAAGTAGATTTCTGTTTGTCTTTAAAGTTTAAAGAAAAATGGAGATATAGGTTTAGTACACACTTCATAGAAGTGTTTCAAGAAAAAGTTTTAAACGCTGTAAAGACTGAACGACAGCTAAAGTTATCTTCTTTATTATCTACTTATACAAAAAAATATAAATATTCTCCTGAAGAGGTTAAAGAGTTTTTTACTCTAGTGTGTATAGAGGATTACTATCCACTTATCTTTGAGGATAAGAAGTACATAGAACAGAAAAAGATTCTATTTAAACGTTAAACTTCTTTCTAGGTTTCTTATTTTTTAGTGCCTCGTTATACTCAGCTAAGTGAGTTGTGGGATTTTGTTTAGGGCACATACCTTTATATCCGCACCAGTCACAGAACTGGTTGACTTGCGGAAAGAAATCATTCTTTTTTTTCTTCCTAATCTCCCAAATTTTCTGTGTCAGCTTCTTCATGTACATTAATACATGGGGCTCAGAAAACTTAATGTGTACCAGCTTATCCAGATGTGGGTAATAATGCGCTAGAGTTACTGACGCAATAGGTACTGTATACAGTCTAGAGATTGCATACGCGTATAACAGCATTTGTGGGTCTTTTATCAGGTCTCGTTTTGTAGAGGGTCTCTTACTTGTTTTGTAGTCAATGACTAAGTAATTTCCGTCTTCACTCCTAACCACACGGTCAATAATTCCATTGACAGCGTAACCCTGCTTAAGTTCGACCGCGAATACCTGCTCAGTTGAGATTTGTTCGCATCCGGACAGTGAGTTGTTGAAATTTAGAAAATTTGTTATACATTTTTCTATCTTATTCTCCCGCTCTTTATCGAACGTGTAATTCTCCCTAAGTGACTCAGCTATCTGGTGTAACTCCTCTTCGGTAACGGCTTTAACGCCGTCCTCAAAAATCTTATGGATGTACGAGCCGAACTGCAGTGCGTCGGTGTTGGTCGTCTTTTCCTGCAAATAATCAATATATTTGAATTTATACTTCAATTTGCATTCGTCGTAGACTTTAATCTTACTAGGTGATACCTTATTAATAAACATGAATGTTCCTCCAGCTATTATTAAAGACTATTTGTCTGAAAAATTTACAGAAAATACCCACGCGGGACGTGAATTCCGTATTAATTCGATATTTACCGACGATGACAAGCAGAAGCTCTATGTTAACCTGGATACGGGACTGTGGACCGATTTCAAATCCGGGGAAAAAGGAAACTTCTTCCAACTTATCTCGCATGTAGAGAATGTTCCTTACGCTGCTGCCCGCTCTTTTATAAATAGGATTGCGTTTGATAAGGGTGTCAATCTCTTTGAGGTATCTACCCTGAATGTGGAGAATAAGGCTATTTCCGTAGAGCGGACAATTGCGGGTGACATGGAGGATTGGGTGGAGGTTGACCCTAAGAAGGATATTACCTCCTCAAATACCATGAAGCGCTTAGCTTCGAGCTTTGCTATCTCACGAAAACTAGCTTCCTTCAAATTTTACGTTGGTAAGAAGGGGCGTTACTTTCAGAGAATTATAATTCCTTACATGGACAAGAAAGGGTGCTTCTACTTTCAGGCTCGCACACTAATAAATCGGGACCCTAAGTACTTGAATCCTAGCAAAGGGTTGTACGGTATTAAGACATCAGAAATCCTGTACCCTTATGATAAGTCTGTAGAGTATGTAATGGTTACAGAGGGTCCCCTTGATGCCATGACGCTCCGAGCAGCAGGATTTAACGCTACTTGTACGCAAGGCTGTAAGATGTCTACAGTGCAAGCTAGAGAGCTTAAAGGTAAAAAGGTAATCCTCGCCTATGACAACGACGAAAGTGGCAGAGAGGGCTTCTATGAGGCTCGTAAAAGGATGCTAGGACAAAGGAGTACAAACATATACTCCTTAAAGCCTCCGAAGGAACATAAAGACTGGAATGATTTTTGGGTTGCCTCTAAACGCAAAGATTTTGAAGCGTATGTATACGCTAATATCTTCAAGGCAGATTGGGAGCTAGATGCTACCGCACTATTAGTTTAAACTTAGGGCTGTAGAAAGTCTCTGTTAAGATTTGATATTTTACAGTGATTTCGTACACTCCTCTAGAACCGCCTAAGATATCGTCAGTATATTTCGGGACAATCGTCTCGGTATTCCAAAGGTAGCTTATCATATTGTGGGAGTCTATGTGTACTCTAGCCGCAGTGTCCGTAAAGTCTTCTATCATTACGCGGCTGGTTAGCTCCGGACTCTCATTTAACTTAACAATCCTCATCTGAGGGTCTGATAAAAGTGAACCGGTTTCCAGTAAATTACGTAGACTTTCCGAGATAGGCTCATTGTCCACCACCAAAGAGGTTTTTACGCGAAGCTTCTCTGTGCTCCCCACTTCTACATAACGCTGGATTAATTTATTTGTTGGGGTTACTAGTAATGGCTCCGTTATGGCTACATTAGAATTAGAATTTAGTTTAAAGGAGTTGACGTAAATCTGTGCACGGGAACCTTCAACGTCTACTAACGTCCAAATATCTAAATAATCGCCTGTAGCGGACGCGCTATTTCCCGACACTGGTAGCCAATTGTTAGCGTCAGCTCCCATAGGAAAATACTCCGCCTCAGGCTGTAGAATAACACTAAAATTACCAGGGCTCGTATTAAAAATCGCACTCGCGGAATTACCCTCTGCATAAGTGGCTTCTCCTGCCATCGCGCTCATATTTGCATCAAACCCAATTCTCGCGCCCGTCTCAGTGCTTCGTTTATAGTTATGGAAAATATAGTCTGTGGCAGTGGAGCTCACCAAACCATAATTCGCATCCCCGGCTGTTAGATTAACGTAAGGGTTAGCGGAACCAAACTTTGTGTTTGGAAAAACATGTACCGAGCAAACCTGAAAAGGGTTTTGGTAACTACCATCTTTAATCCATATAAAATCTAATTTACATGGGCTGATAGGAGAAGGGCGGTTCGCCCTGTTAATTACTGTAATACCGTTGAAAGTTGTCATGTCTTAGTTATTTAGAGGACTTGGCAGACTCAATTGCTTCTTTCTCTCGATTGCTTTCGTCAATTAACAAATTCATAAACTCACCCCTCTCTTCACCAGTCATAAGATACATATCATGAAGGGTGAAGTTGGCGTGTTTTATCAGGGAGTACACTTCTGATGCTAGGTTATCCCCTCGAACAACTAGCTCACGGAGAAAAAAGACTCATTGAAGGGTACAAAGGTCTCTATCGTCTCTCCACAGGATGCACAGTCAAAAGCAATCTTTTTTGTAAAGCCGTAATGACTTTTTGAAATGCTTTCCCGGAAAAATGCAATGTCTCTAACGGTAGTCTTTTCAAAGAATTTACGCAAAATCTTTTTATCTGTGTGAGCTCCTATCGACAACGCAAAACGCCATAAATTTTCTGTTAAGGTTGCCATGTCCTCTACGTAAGGCTCATCTTTAGCACGAGGTTTTACATAGGTTACCACCTGGTCGCTGTCTGGAAGGGTTATTTCCATAGGCTCCGAGAACTCATCTGCTGCGTACTCTACAGGAATTTCACTAATAAGAAGGTTTAGCCGGTTTTCAGCGGAACACTCAGTACAATTGGCTTCAATTATATATTTATCTCCATAAGAAATTTCTCGAAGCTTAAACATTATATAGTTTTTATCCTCTAAAGTCATTGAATCATAGTCTAACCCTCGTACACAGTCTCCAAATAAAGATTTTATAATATTATTAGCTTGATTTACTTTTCTGATACTACGTAACTTCTTCTCCTCTTTATATGTAAATGCTTTAATTTGGATGCTGCCGTCGTGGTCACGGTAGGATTTTCCTCGGGAGGGGAGGTCCAGCAGCACCCAATCGTTTATACCTTCTACATTTTTGAGCAGGTCGTCAACCGCGTTTGCAATGGTTCCATCAAAAGCGTCTTTGACGGGAGCCTTTTTGGTCTCCTTTTGGCTGTTAAACTTTAAGTCCTCTGCAGGAATCTCCACTCGTTCCCCCGCAGATGTTGAAGGCGCGTCAGGAACACTAACACCTTGTGCAGGGTCAGCCCCCACAGTATCTAGATGTTCTTTTGCTAGGTCGATAAGAGATTTTTCTTTATTGGGTTTAGTCATAATTTTATAAGTTCTAAAAACTTTAATACTATAATAGTACTATGGTCACAATAATTATTAATAATAATTCATCTATTTTAAAAACAGATAATAAAAAATTATTAACAACATTAGAAAAGAAGTATAGTGCTAAGGTCCCCGGCTACAACTACTCTGCTGCGTACAGAAAGCATGGTTGGAATGGGGAAAAAAGATTCTTCTCTTCTAAAACCGGTAAATTTGGTACAGGTCTTTTATCTCATATAGAGGAAGACCTCATTTATTTAGGTATGGACTACAAAATAGAGGATTCTCGCATCGCTACACACTCTGCGGACATAGATTTGCCCGGAGTAACCTTCCGTGAATACCAAGAATCAATGATTAAAAGTGCTTTAGAGGCTAAAGGGTGTATTATTAAAGCCCCCACGGGCGCGGGCAAGACTCTTATTCTAGGGGGTATCTTAAAAGCCCTAGAAGGACAGACTGGCTTAATCTTTTTCACAAAGAAACAGCTGCTGAAACAAACATATGATACCCTTCGCGAATGGGGGATTGATGTAGGGTTAGCTTTCGGAGACGGAGTTATCCTTAAGCCCATGACCTTGTGCACTGTTCAGTCCATCGA